GCCACTCCAGATGATAAGTGGATACTGTTCAAAACCGATCGGCCTGGGGAGTTTGTAAAGAACTCGCAGGGGCTCATGAATACTCAGGTCGCTATGAACAAGTGGGTCGTAGGGACGAATGCCCTGGAGAAGTATGAGAAGGACCCGGGGCTGATCGGAGAGATGCTTCGCTTGCAGAGCTTGACTCCGTTTGAAAGACACGCTGATGCCGCGGCCGCTGCGGGCGATCCTGGGCGGCTGACGAAGTTTGCCAATGCCACGCTGCCGAAGGCTATGCGGAATAACGCTGCGACACAGCATGGAGTAGACTTTATTAAGACCTTTGTCGCGCCTGCGGATAGGCAGTTTAGAAAGAGCGTCCGTGGGTCTTGGGTCATGTCGCAGGCCCGGATGATTAACGAGGGCGTGGACACCTGGGTCCAGAAGGCTCTGCAAGGGGACTTGACGTTCAAAGGTGACCGGGCTATTTTCTCTAAGGTTGTGAACGTGCCGGGAGCGGGGCGGTCGATTGAGAATATTGTTGAGGACCTGGATAAGGAGGGCTTGATTGGCGAGTTCATGCGGCTGCAACGAGAAGGAATTCCGCTGGCGGGAGCGCAGCAGATGGTCACTGAAGGGCGCTTGCGGCCGCGCACAGTGGAACTGGCTACGGAACTACGCTCGTGGGTGCAGCAGCATCATACTAACCTTAATCAGAGCGAGGAACTCGTTGGCGCGAAGCTGTCGGGATTGAGGGAGGATGATTATGGGCTTCCAAGGTCTTGGGAAGGAGAATTTCAAAGAGTTGTCCGCGAAGAGGGTGGAAACATTGTTGGGGTCGCTGCCGGCGGTTCTGCGAAAAGAGCCGAGGACCAAGCGACTGCGCTGGCAAAATCGTTGGCGGCGCAGACGGGACGCCCGCATCGAGTTGCAGAAGCTTTTACGAAAACTCAAGACCCAACAGGACTCCCGGAGGATATAAAGCTCTTTCAGCAGAACCCCGGCGGAATGCTGCAGAATAGGAATATCCGCGGCTTTAAGTGGGACTTGGAGAACCCAACTAAGAAAGATTTGCTGGAGGAGTTCCACCGGGGCTTTACTGGCAAAGGTAGGACCGTTGCAAAGAACCTGCGGGACGCGGCGTTGACGAGGCATGTCGGGGCTATCTCTGTCGATGACCCTACGACGGCCAAGAACATCGTCACGAGGTTTAACCAGATGTCTGGCCAGGAGAGCGACTTTGGGAAGCTCCAGAACAAGCTGGTTGATCGGGCGCTTGGGCCTATTTTTGGCACAAATACTGCTACCAAGATCGTGCAGAATACGAACACGGGAATGGTTCATCTGCAACTCGGAGCGCTCAAACTGTCCTATCCGCTGCAGAATATCATTGGCGTTGTTCAAAATGTCATGCCGGAGATTGCATTCCGGCTCAACGCTGCCGCAGACGATCTCGTCGCGGCGCAGTATCATGCAACGTATCCTGCGGTCGGAGCCAACGGCGCGGTAGGCTCGATTAGCCATGTGACGCCGATGAAGCTGATGGGCCAGGCCCTCAAGATGGCCTGGAAACCAGACAAGGCCGAGAGGGCGGCACTGGAGTGGGCGCTGAATAATAGGGTTCTTGATGGACGAATAGGAGAAGAGTTCATTGGGCAAAATCGTAGGACACTCAGCAATTGGAAGGGTGCGCTATCTTCGCCGCGTGCTCTCGGAGAGTTCGCACTGGCGCTGTCCGAATGGATGCCTTTACACTCCGAACGATTTGCTAGGGTTATTGCCTTCAACGCAGCATATAAGATGTTTAAGGATGTCGTTCGGATTGCGGATGAAGATGTCCTGCGTCTGCAGGCTAAAAGGTTTGTCGAGCGAACAAACTATATGTATTCTGCGGCCGATCGACCCTTGATGTTCACCACGCCGGTCGGGAGCGCCTTGGGGCTGTTCAAGACCTGGCAGATGAACTTCATCTACCATATGGCAGAATATGCGAACCTTGGATTTAACAAGGGGGTATGGTCCCCGCTTATGTGGCAGACTCTCGGGACAGCCGCGGTGGGCGGTGCCGCAGCGACTCCGCTGTATTGGGCCGCCGATGGAGCTGCTAAATTCTTTAAAGATAAGACACTCGTGCAGTATGCGTATGATGAGTGGAACGGACAGGCCGACGGTATTATGTTCGGACTGCCGGCAGCGCTTACTGGTGTTAGCCTCTCTGGCCTGATGAGTTCGCCGGGGGCCAATCCTGTGCGAGATGCGACGCAATTGTTCTCGATGGCAAGCTGGACAAGGATGAAGGAGGCGGGCGGTGCTGTGCAGGCTGCGATGGATAACTGGAGAGCTACCGGCCTCCACCCAGCGAGTGATCCTGATGTCCGTAACGCCCTTATCAAAGCCTTCAGTCCAGTGCTCTTGCAGCGAGCAATGTCAATTGATGACGAGGGGACAATACGGAATATTGCGACTAATCTGCCAAGTGCAAAAGGCCTCAGCTATTACGATCGCGCCGTCTACCAACTTGGACTCAATCCGGTAAGCGTGGAACGGCAGGCCGCGGCCGCGGATGCGCTTTACAGAGATAAGGAGAAGATGAAGGCTGCTACGAAAGCCTTTGGCGATGCACTGGCGGAAGCGATGGAGATTGGGGACTCAAGAGGGGTGGATAGTATTATCCAGCGGATGATCGCGCAGGGCGTAGATATCTCGAATGGGTTTAAGAGTGCGAACTCGAGGCTACGGCTGCAACAAAAGACCACGCCGGAGAGGCTGGCCAGGCCGGCGGCGCTGGGTGCTTGGCAGAATGTGATTGGACAGTGAGGTGGGTAGGGTTGTTTTAAACAATGGTGGGCGTTGGAGGCTAGTATGAGAGTAAACTACAACATGGCGCTGGAGATTGCTTCGCATGAGGCTATTATTCGGCAGGCGTATAAGGATAGCGCAGGTGTCTGGACTTGGAGCGTTGGCTTGACCTCGGCGACCGGACATAACGTTACGAGATATATTGATAAGCCGCAGTCCTTGAGGCACTGTCTGGCGGTCTACGCTTGGGCGCTGAATAAATATGCCAAGCAGGTGGAGGAGGCTTTCACACCGACGAAGCTGACGGAGCATCAGTTCGCGGCCGCGCTGTCGTTTCATTGGAACACAGGGGCTATTAAAAGAGCTAGCTGGGTGAAGCTCTTTAAGCAAAAGCGCCTTGTGGAGGCGAAGAAGTCGTTTCTTTCGTGGAATAAGCCTGCAGCCATCATCGGGCGAAGAGAGAAAGAGGCCGAGCTGTTCTTTAGTGGCAAGTGGTCGAACGACGGCGGCATGACAGAGTATATGAGGTTGACTGCGAACCACACTCCGGTCTGGAGCAGCGCAAGAAGAATTAACGTTGAGAAAGACTTGGCACTGGCATTCGGAGCGCCCGAGCCGCCAGTCCGACCCGTGGCACCGGATGTCGAGCCCGCCGTGCCTCAGGCTTCACCTGTTGCGGCGACAGGTTTTTGGGCTTGGTTGCGTTCATGGTGGAGTTGAAAATGTTTCCAGCTATCTTGGCTTCTATACTGCCGGGGATCATCGAGAGGGTCGTCGGCGGAATGATTAGCGACCCTACTGTGCCTATTCAGTCGCAGGCACCAACAGTCGCTATTGAAGAGGCGCGGGAGCGCGTGCAGGAAGAACTGCGGCGCGTTCCGGAGCTTCAGCATGTGACGAATACGGAAACGCACTGGTGGCAGAAGCGGTCCCGCTTGGCCTCGATCTTGGCGGTGGTTACCCCTATTATAGCTGGGGTGACGGGGTATAACGTGTCGCCGGAGATGCAAGAAATAGCAGTCGGCGGCATCGTGCTGGTCGGTAATGCTATCTCGGCTTTTCTAGCGTATAGAGCTGGGACTGCCACGAAACCACTTGGAGCTTGATGCTGGCTGGCCCGGCTGGTGTCTTGGACTTGGAAGGGCGCGCGCGCTAAGGAGACTATGATGGCAACTGTTGTTAGGTCAGACCAGCCGGTCACTGTTCAGGCTGGTGAAATTACTCGGACGCTGCAGGCCGGTGAAGCCTACACGTTTGAGGGGACGGATGTTCAGGTTCGAAGTGCAAACTTGGACGAGATCGCTCCGCCGCCGGTTACGGACGACGTGTTCGCTCCGACGAACCGGCCCAATGGAGCGATGACTGCTATCATCGCCCCGAAGCTGCCGAAGAGCAGTGGGGAGCTTCGGCAGATTCCGGTCGCCGGCGGTAGCGTGATCGAACGCGCCGTGGCCGAGCCGGGTGTAGCAGAGCAGGGCGGCGGGCCGGAGTCCGACATTGACGCCGGGTTTAAGACCCCTGGTCCCCAGCCGGAGCCGGCTGAGACAGGAGCTTCTGCTCAGCTGGGCGCGGCGACGGGAGATACTGGGACGAAGGGCCAGCCGGTTCAGCGCTCCGCGGAAGGGGTGCAGGGACCGAAGCAGGAGCCGAAGCAGGAGGCGAAGAAAGGCCGATAGCGGTCTCGTGGGAGAAGCCTTGCTGACGCAGGCGTTCGTAATACTCCCTGGGGGTTAACTCATTCCTCCGTAGAGTCTCGCGAGAGTATCTACGGAGGATTTCTTTCTCGGTCATTATTCCACTCCCGGTAGGTTGTCCTTGATCGCGGGCTTCCAAAGCTGAACGCCGTCGCGCCGCAGGATATGCGACCTCTCGGCGAGGTCGAGAACTCTCATCACCTTGTCCGACGGGACCTTTCCAGATAAGAACCTTATGATGCTGCTCTCGTGGATGGGCTTTCCCTGGCTGCGCGCGTAGAGCCGCCAGCAGAAATCGTGCAGATCGTCTATCACGGCCTTGTCGCTGGTGCCAGCCATCTCGCGGAAGATGTCGGGCATACGCTCTTCCGCGGCGAGTAGCCAGTCCTGGGCGCGTTGCGCGTCGTCGAGGATTATGGTTAGGTCGTTGCCGCGGGAGATAGCTGAGATCATGCAGAGCTTCATGACGTGCAGAACTCGGCGGGTGTTATAGTTCTGCAGGCGAGAATGGATGGGCACGGGCGGGAAGCCCTTCGAGGCCCAGGCGACGATCATATCCTGAGCGTCTGGAGCCCAAGAAAAGGCTCCGTAGATTGAGGTCATTGTGGTGAGGTCTGCGGCCATGTCCTTTTGGAGCTTGTCGTTCGGCGGCGCTACGTTGAAGAGGTTGACTGCCCCGACTTCTCCACTATAGACCATAATGAGTCGAGATGTAAACCCCATTCCCCAGGCTTGCTCTGGCAGAAGGGATGCGAGATAGGCAGGCTGAGTGCCGCCGAGTATATTGAGCATTGGATATGCAATTTCCACTTGCTTTGTTCGACTTCTTCTGTTCTCACGGTAGTTTCGAGGACAATCATAGATGTGATTGAGGGTGTTAAGGAACTCAAGATCGTGCGCCGGAACCAGGACTCCAAACTCCGATGCAGGGACGGTGAGAGCATGAAATTGGAGGAAGGTTCCGTCTGGTAGAATAGCTTTAGTTTGGGCTGCGTCGAGGGCGTCGATAAGCGAAGCTCTAGTGACACTATCTGGGGCGACGTGGAGGGTATTGACTCCGAGCCAAAAGTCTCCGGCCCGAGAAATGGCCTGACTCTTACCCACCCCTGGCGGGGAGACCAGGAGTATGTAGAGGTTTGGATAGAGAATAGATTGAGAGGTTTGGACCCATACACGGCGCTGTAGTGCTCCTGCCACGGTTGAGATTGCAGTCCAGAGACGGAAGACCTCTGGCGAGGGAATGTCCTTAGTAAGAGCTAGGAATGACTCGATCCAGTCCTGACATTTTCGGCGCGCTACGAGTTTCGATACCCCCAAGCTTTTTAACGCCTGCGAGGTTGATGGGTCCTCGCTTGGGGTTGTCGTTGAACTTGGCCCAGTTCCATCCGCTGGCGAAGTCGTTTGGGATGACAAAGGCTTCTCCTCCGAGAGAAAGTTCGGTTCGCATAAGCGAGGTTACAAACGCCGCTACGCTGGGCTCGGCCTCTGGGTTGTCAGGGAAGTCAATTAGAACGGCGTCGTGCAACTGCGCGAGTAGGTGGATACCACGGCCGCGGCCGTAGCGCCAGATACGCCAAGCAGCAAGATTAAGTAGATCGCCAACGACGCTCTGTGGCTCGTAAGCAATGGCCTCTCGGAGTGTGGTATCGTCAGTAGCACGGCCAAAAAAGTCACGCTTGCGACCAAGAAGAGTGGTAAGAGAAGAATGTAATTGCAGCTGCTGAGCAACCCACTTGTGCCAAGTGTTTCCATTCCATGCTCCTCCTATTTCAGGGAAGGCGGTGAAGTAGCGTTCTTGGAACTCTGCCATCAGTCGGGCTTCAACTTTAAGATGCTTTGCCATAGTCGGCGGGGTGCCGTAATAGTTAGTTCCGTGCCCTCCTCGCTTTGCAAGGTCACGGTAAGAGTAGTCCCGGTAGAATTTGGTTCCGTCAGCGATTGCTTTATCTCGCTTAATATCTCCCGTCCAAGGGAGTTCTGGCCAAACCATTCTTGCAACAGTTGTATGAAGGTCCCCTGAAAGTATGGCATCTATGTAGTTCCTCTTTCCGGTGACGAGCCAGGCTCGGATGCCGACGATCCAGGACTCTGCCTGCTCCAAGTCACAGTAAGCGAACTTCCGTCCGTCGTCGGCAATGAAAATTCGGCGGAGTTTATCTGGAAAGTTCTGAAGGTTTGCTCCAGTTCCGAAAGCGTTTTCAGAGCTAGACCAACGGCCAGTTTCTGTAGACGCCACGTTATACGAGGTTCGAATGCGGCCGTCAAAATCGACTCCGCTTGTGAGAAATTCGATTTGTTTGGCCAGATCTCGAAAAGCGAGAATAGCTTTGCAGATGGGCTTGGCGTGGAAGTAGACTTGGAGTTTTTCAAGGGCGTCTCTCCCGGTTGATGGCTTGCGGATACCCTTTACGATAGCGAATTGGACTGGGAGCTTCATGTGCTCGTAGAAGAGCTTTTTTAGGTCCGAGGGGCCAGAAGAGGTCCGCGGGCCGATAGGCTTGTCCCAGATGGCGTGGCCGTAGTGGAAGAGAATTTCGTGCAAGCGAGCTTGCTGCTTGCGGAGGTGTTCTACGAGGGTGTCCCTGGCGAGGGTGTCTACGCGGAGGCCGCGGAGCATCATTTCCAGCGCCGGGGCTTGCATGGCCCGCTCGAAGGAATATATCCCCTCGTTGGTAGAAAGAGCTGAGAGGACCTCGTGAACTTCGAGCGTGACGCAGTTGTCGAGACCATTGTAGACCTGGTGATTAAGGAATGGGTCTAGGGCGAGGTCTGGGGTTAGAGTGGAGGTGTCGAAGATCATGCTTTCAGTTCCGCTAGGATGGCTTGAAGCTGCTCCAGTAAGGATTGCAGTCGGGCCTGCTGGTCCATAAACTGAAGGGCTCTGCGAGCAATCCGTTCGACTTCGTATCGTGGCGTGTGGTTGTCGATGAGGCCCTGTAGCTCGTGCCGAAGCATGGCGGTGTCCATTTTATTCATTGGTTGTCTCCTTGGAAAGGGCGG